CTTCGGTTTAACGGTCTTGCGGTATGCCATGATACCACCTCCTTTTTCTCTCATTTTACCAAAAAAAAAAAAAACGCAAGGCTGATTTTCGTCAACCTCACGTTTTTAATTTTATTATTATCGGTTTTCGTATTCTTTCAGTTTTTCACAGATTGCGTCTGTCCATTCATCGTCCATGTCGTATTCTTCTTGTATTTCGTCTCTGTCTGTGCTTCTCCATCCGCCATCGTAAAGAGCTGCTGCACAATCTTCAATATTTTCTTCGTAGAAATTGTATTTCATGGTTTATTCTCCTTTCAGATTTAATCCTTTCTACACCTTTATTATACACCTTTTATATACACTTGTCAAGCACTTTTTTGCCTTTGCTAGGAAGCGCTATCAGACTCCCGCCCGCAGGCGCTCCAAATGATAAGAGACCGGCTTTCGCCGGTCTCAGACTATTGGCGCGCTTCCGTTAGACTTTGTGTCAGCTGCCACACTACTTTATTTAGCAAATTTTATACTTCTTCTCTTATGAGTTTTTTGAATTTTTCTTGATTTTTCTTGTCTTTTAGGTCATAATATTCTTGCATGTTCAAGCCGGTCTGTCTCAACTGAGCAAACAGTGCATCATTTGCGATTCTTCGCCGTTCGCGTTTGATGGCTTTCAGTTCTTCAGATTCGGCTTTTACTATTGTGTCTTCTATCGTCTCGCTTTCTGCTTCAGATAATGGTTTGCTGTTTGAGTGTTCCAGATCAAACAGTTTATCAAAATATCGTGGTGGTTTTGTTCTCCTTCCGTTTTTCAGCTGGATTTCATCTTTTGCATAGATTTCATCTTTGTGTTCCTCATAGTATTGCATTCCGATTGCAGGATTTTTGCTCATCATGCAGCGTTCTGGTAATACTCCGAGCTCTTCATAATATTTTTTGGAGTCCTTGCCATAAATTTTTTTTGTCGTATATCTGGCAGTGTATGCCATGTTTTTCCATTCTGCTGGTCCTACTACTACATGACCCATACCCCACAGTTTTGTGAGCCACTCGACATTGTAGTATCTGAATCCGTTTTTCTGCTTGTAGATTTTCAGTTCTTCCGGTTTTATTGGCAGATCGTACACGATCGCATGATAATGCGGTCTGTGTGTCTGACTTCCGTATTCTCCTGCTTGGTAGTACATCAGTTTTCCGGTATTTCTTTCATGGTATTCTAACCAGCGTCTTAGGCGTTTCCAGAATTTCTGCATGTCCTCATAGTTTAACGTTAAGTTCTCTATGATTATTTCGCCGGTTCTTTTGTTAACTCCCAAACCTTGATTGTAAGACCACGGTACGTGGTCCTCATCGTATGTAAGCGTTAAAAACCACGCATTATCGTGATATGGCAGTTCCATTTCCATTCTGTTTGCCCAGCTGCTTGCATTTTGCATCTTACAGCCGGCACAGTGACCGCATGGTAGCAGCTGAGCGTTTTCGTCTTTCAGCTTTCTCAATAGCTTTTTTTCTAGGCTTTCGTTCCAAAACGGTCCCTCAAAGTTCTGTTGGTTGTTGTGCTTCTTTCCTGCCAGTAGGTATTTTTTCAGGCTTGTTATTTCGCCGTCTGCGAACCTTACTAATGGCTGTGTGCACCCCATATGGATGTTTCACCCCGTTCACCTCAGTGGGCCCCAATAACTCTTCTTGATGTTATTGGGGCCCACTGACACAAAATTTCTCGTTTCCTTCGTTTTCCTCATGGATTTTTGTTTCAATCGTTGAACCCTAAGAGTTGAGCATACATGTCGATTGCGTCCCTGATTATGTCGCTGTCGATGTATTTTTCCCCTGTTTTTCTGCTTTCTATGTATCTCAGTTCGTCCAGCTGTTTCTGTGTGAGGTTAACGTTTACTCTTTTTGCTACTTGACTTTTCATGATTATACTCCTTTTTAGGTAAGGCGTTCGATTCGTACACCCATAATATACACCTTCTTTCTGTGTTTGTCAACTATCTATTGTTTCTTGCTGTGTGTCCGGGATTCCATTCGATATCCCCGTGTGCTTCTCCGCTGATTCCCCGTTCGTTTCCTCGTGTCGTGCTCTGGCTCTGCTGGCTGCTCTGCTGGCTCAGGTTGCTGATCTGCTGTGCACTGCTTGACATGATCTGACTTGTGGCCTGCTGCATTTGCTCTGCGCTGTACCATTCGTTCGACTGTTTGGCGCTGTTGATCGCGGCCATGGCGTTCTGTAAAAACTGACTTGTATTGTTGCCGTAGTCGTACATGCTTTGCATGGTTGCCGTGTGTGCGCTTGGGATGGCTGCGCTCTGAGTGTGTGCAAAGCTCTGCATTCCGCTGCTTGCTGTGCCGCCTGAAGGTGTGCTTGCTCCGAACCCGTTGTATGCTGCTAACACCGGGTTTAAACCTGCTGCTTTCAGGTCTTTCACGCCGCGCTGGTATGCCGTGGAACTCATTCTTTCAGCCCATGCTCGCTGTGCTGCAGCTTCTGCGCTGTTGTACTTCTGTGCGCTTGTCTGGCTTGCGAGGTTCAGGCCGTTTGCTACGAGATTGCTGAGCATGTTCAGGCCGTTTGCATAGCTCCACATGCCTGTCTGCAGATTGTTTGCTGTGGTTGCCTGTCCTGCGTTGAATCCTGCTGCTGCTTCTGCGTTGTTTCCGGTAGGACTTCCCAGCGCTGTCTGTAGGATTCCGCCCAGTGAGCTTGTGTTGCCTGTCGTTACGCTTCCACCGCCTGCGGTTGTTGTTCCGCTCATGGTTCCGCTCTGGCTTCCGCTGCTCATGCTTGTGTTCATGCCCTGCTGTCCCATGGCGCTGCTCGTGCTTCCGCTTGTGTTGCTGAACAGGTTCTTTGCTTGTCCTGCGATCGACAGACCCGTTGAAACGATCGGCAGCCATGTCGCTAATCCTGATAAGAGGCCCATATTGTACCTCCTTAGATTGTATCGATGCCTGGGATGCTATAGATAGGCATCGGTCTTGTCCATGCCTGACTGTAATAGAAGTTACAGATAAACTGGTGAGAGTTCGAGCTCTGTACCGCGAGAGTTCTGTCGATGTTTTCTGTTCCTTCTTTGATCCAGCTGCTGGACAGGGTAGGAAGTGCGTCGTATTTGTCCGCATAGTGCCATGCATCCAGCGTCTGCGCGTAGGTGCTGCGCATTTCGGACGTTACCATGTTTGTGCGGTACCTGTAGTCGGCCCAGGCTTCCTGATAGCCGAATACCTCTTCATCCTTTGCCTGTCCCTGTGCATAAATCTCCTGATTGAGCACTGCTTGTTCACCGAGGTTTGCTAACATTGGGTCATAGTAGGAAAAGCGAGTGCTGCGCGTCCAAAGTCTGCTCAGACCCTGCTGATAGCTGTGATCTACTCGGATAGCTGCCAGACCGAGGACAAAACCATGCTCGGTCGCGCTGTATGTGCACATATTCCGGCTTAATGTTGTCATGGAATAAGCACCGGTGTTGCCCTGCGGACTCGTGCTGTCCGTGCTGGATGTCTGAATTACCTGATTGACGTTGATCGGCATTCTGTGCCCGCCGATGTACTCAGACCGGTCAAGACGTGCATCCGGACTTGTCACACCCCAAGCGCCTTTCAGGATTTCTTTGTATCGCGTGCCGGTTCTTGCATCACGTTCGAAGATGTGCTGCACTGCGATTGCCTGCCGCAAGTCGTTGATTGTCGCAGTTGTTGCGCTTCCGAGGTCTGCCATCAAATAGCCGCTTGTTGCTACTGCAGTTGTTGAGGCCGTTGTTGCTTTGACTGACTCTTCAATTTTTCCGTTCGGCTGGTTGTAGTAGAAGTTTTGCATTGCTCTGCTTTCGCTTCCGCTGTTCAGCATGTTTCCATCTATGTCACATACTCCTATTTTTGCATTTCCCAGCATTGGGATCGTTACTGGCTCTGTCGATTTCTGCAGAGACGGCAGGCAGCTGGTGAAATAGTCCTTGTACTTACAGACCTTCAGCGGCAGTCCGCCCGCTTCTGCGTCCGTCAGGTTCGTTCCCGTGTTTACGCCGGTCGTGGTCGTGTCGTCCATGCTTTGGGTTACAGGTTGCTGCAGGTTTTCGTCTCTGAACCATTCGTTATATACCTTGCAGTACGCTCTGAAAGGCAGACTGTTCACCTTCAGGCCGCTCACGCCTGTCGGGATTCCGAAGTAATCCGCCAGAGTCCCAACGTTCCAGCCGCCTTCTGGTGCGGTCGTTACCGGAGTTGTGTATTCGGTCGGTTCTGCCCAGAAAGTGCTGTCGTTCTGGCCCATGAGGTTTTGAAAGTGCTTCCAGAGCAGTCTGCTCGGAATGAAGAAAAAGTAGAAGTCCATGTATGCATTGTCCATCACCGGATACAGCGGTGTGGCCATGCGAACCAGTGCGTTCAGGTTGATCTTGAAGGTATCTGCAGGCAATACCTCGTCCAAATAGATCGGTACAAGGTCGCCTTCGTTCATGGTCGTCAGCAGATTGAAATCTCGCTGGAATTTCGCTCTTCGGATTTCCGCATGAGGTACCTGTGCATAGTGCTGCTCACTGTTTCTGTTCATCTGCTTTTACCTCTTTTTTTGTTGATTCTGCTGCAGCCTGGCTTTGTGCTGCAGCATTGTTTTTCGTTGAAATGCCCATTTTTTCGAGCCATTCGGCTTCTCCTGCGGTCGCTGCCCAGTTCTGGAAGTTCATGCCGAACTTCTGTCTGATCTCCAGCGGCAGCTGGTCGAACTTCTCGCGCTGCTCGTTCATGAGGTTCAGGTATTCGGTGTATGTCTTCGGCAGTTTCGTGGTGTCGATGTAGTAGCCCGGCGTTGTCAGTGCCGTTTCATCTCCTGCAGCGTATCGGCTGAGTATTGCCATCACATCGCACTGGTCGCGATAGCTCTGGATTTTCTCGTAGGTGTTGACCTCTCCGACTTTTTCAAGGTACGGATGCCCGTTAGCATCGTACCTTTCTTTGTATTCCGGCTCCATGATGTTCCCGCAGCAGTTGCAGCGGACTTCCGGTTTTTCTTTTTCGTATGGTTTAAAGATCTTCATTTTCTCTTTTTCACCTTTTTTCTCTCGTTGTATCGTTCTTTTTTTAGGGTTTAAAGATCTTTATGCTTTTTTCCCTCGTGTCGGTTTCTTTATCGGCTGCTGCATGGCTTTCTTTTCCTGTTCGATGTTGTAGATCAGTTCCGGCACCTGCGTTGTGATTTCGCCGGTTTCGGTGTTGTACATGCCCAGCTTGTAAATTCGCTTGTCATCACAGTCTTGCTTTTCGGTTTCTTCGGTCAGCCAGTGGAAAGTGCGCTGCGTGACTTTCGGATTGATCACCATGATGTTGCCGAAGGTACCGGCCAGTTCGTCTTTGATTGCGTACATTTCGAGAATCATTGTTTATTCCTTTCCCAGTTCGTAGATCTGTTTTGTGGTGATGTTATCGAGTCCGTAGCGCAGCAGCGCTCTTGTCACTTTCGATCTCGGGATTTCCAGTGCCTGGCCGATGTCTTCGATTTCGTCCAGCATTCCGATTTCTATTCCGATCGCAAATCGGGTTTTCAGTTTTTTCGGATCCTTCTGGTTGAATCGTTCTCTGATGTGGCCGCTGCTCATAGTCTGATTCCCCCTCTGCTCGGTTTCGGATTGACGTTGATCTTTTTGGTTTTCTTTGCGGTGTTGGTGAAGATTTTCTTGTCGATCTTCGGTTTAACGGTCTTGCGGTATGCCATGATACCACCTCCTTTTTCTCTCATTTTACCAAAAAAAAAAAAAAC